CGAAGATCACGGCGTCATCGATCGAGCCGCCGAAGTCGGTGGACGCGTCCACCTGGAACGTGGTGTTTCCGCCGGCGGCGGTCAGCTTGAACAGTTTCCGGCCATTGCCCCAAATCCACTCGCCATCAACGGGGGTGCCGCCGGTCAGGCGCGTTTGGAGCGCCCCGGCGTCGTAATCGAGGATGGTATATGCGATGCGATAGACCGTGCCCGCCGCCAGCGTGACCGGCTGAGAAATGCCGCCATAGACGCCTAGCGCGTGTGATGCCTTGCCGTTGGTGATCACCCACCCGGCCGTCGTCGTCCAGCCCACGTCGCTGGAAAATCCCGGATTGGTGAGCAGATTGACGGGCGTCGCGTCGCCATCGGTCAGCGCTATCGTGTCGTTCGGCGCGGCGGATATCCGGGTAAGGAAATGCGTCGTTTTGTTCAGCGCTTGGCCAAACGGGACGCGGTAGATGGCGATGGTGTTGAGATTGCCATCCACGGTCGCCGTATCGAAATTGAGCGTGGCGCGGCCCAACCCGCCGACAGCTGTAAAGGAGTCGAGCGCCGCCGGATCGCCGCTTGGCGTGCCGAGCGCACTCACCGACCAATTGCCCTCCAAGCCGCGCTCGGTCACATAGCGAAGCTGGAATTCATATTCGACGTTCTCGGTTAGCGCCGGGGTCGTGAAGGTGGACGCGGTATTGGCCAGCACACCGGACTCCGTCCACGTGCTCTGGTTTGTCCGCTTCCAGCGCGCCTCAATATTGAGGATCGGCGACGGCGACGGCTCAAAGGAAAGCTCGGCGGCCATGCCGACGAAGGTCACTGTCGGCGGGTCGGGCACCGGGATTTCGTCGTCGGTCTCGGAATTCTCAGATACCGGCGCGTCGCCCTGTTCCTGATCCGGGTCCCATGAATAGGCGGTGGCCGGCATCGAGTGCACCTGAATGGTGGCGCCGACCAGAAGCCCGCCCTCATCGATGACAAAGCGGAAATCGTCCACTTCGAAGACGGAGTTGATGCCGAGCAACGGATAATCGATCCGGACGAAGCGTTCGCCGAAGGCGGCGAGGCCGCGCAGGTTACATTGGAAGGTGGCAATCCATGCGGGATTCGCCCGCCACGCCGCCAATTTCATCAGCCGCCGCGCTTGGCTGTGGCTTGGCGCCATATTCAGCTGAATGTCCTGCTCGATCTCGCCCCGAAGGGATACGTCCTCGGCATCGACCCACGGATCGGCGTCGGCCGCCTGATAATCCTGCGACGGATCAAGAAACGTGGCGCGGACGGTGTTTGCGGTCGTCAGGATATCGCGGCCACGGCCAAGCTCGGAAAAGCCGGTGATTGAGTCGTTATCGAGGACCACCGCCGGCTCGGCCCACGTTCCGATATCCAGCGTCAGCCCGCCATCAGCAGTCGGCACCAACCGGCCATCGCAGGCGGCCAGCATGCGGCTCAGCACGTCCGCCGGCCGCTCGTCCATTTGGTAGGAGCCCCAAAGGCGATAGCGCGGCTCGGACAATCCGCCCTTGAGCGGGACCGTTTCCGCCGCCCGCGTAAAAGCCGCGCGCCAGCCCGCGTGGGCCCTGGCGGTGGTGACGAATTTTTCCGGGAGGCGCATGCCGTCCTGATGCGTCATATAATCCCGGATCACCGCAGCGGCATTGTCGCTCCACGCGGTTGCCCCGGTGATTGGATTCTTGACCTTTGCGCCCCGGAAGACGAGGCGGACGGTGGTGTTGATGCCGTTCGGGAAATTGCGGAGGTAGTTTTTCTGCTCGACCGCGTATTGCGTCACGAAAACCGACGCCACGCCGTCGCCGCGATGCTCGGCCGTCCAGCTATCCGGGAAGACGGCGGCAAGCTCGTCGTAATAGGTCTCGGTGGTTTTGCCGAGGCGCGCGCGGAGCCTCACATTCGTCCCGGTCTTGCCGGTCACGGCATCGGGCGTGACCGGCTTATCATCAATCCAGTATTCCTCAATCGCATCAATCGGCCCCTGCCCGATCGCGATGACCTTGTAGAAATGGCCGCCCTTGGCCTCGGCGAAGACCCATGTCCCGGAGGCTTTCGCTCGGCCGTAATGGCGGACCCTTGGCGCCGTCGCCTGCCGGAACGATTGCTGCACGTCCTCAGGCTTGGGTTGCTTCGGCTTATTGAAGGCGCTCACCAGATAGGACAGGCCGATGGACAGGCCGAGCTTGAGCAAGGCCGTGCCGATCGCGGTGGAGCCGATCGCCCCGAACAATCCGGCGACGGTGGAGGCGATCCCGGAAACGGCGGCGCCGATCGCCCCAATGATGCCCACTACCGCCGCAGGCACTCGATCCTCCACGCCTTCCAAAGCGCGGCCGGCGGGACGCCGATCAGGCCGCCCTCATCGCGGCAAATCCATACCGATCCGGCGAGGATCGCGACGCAAAGCCGGCCCTCATGGAAGACAAGCCCCACGTCGCCAATTCTTGGCTCGGCGGTTTTCTTGAAGCCGGCGGCGCGCATCACGCGATTGACCGCCACGGCGATGCTGCCGGGCTCGCGCAGCCATTCCAGCGCCTCGGCCTCGTCGCGATGGCGGCGGCCGAAAAGGTCCATAGGGGAAAAGCCGGCGACTGCCTGCACCCAGCGATCGGCCATGGCGGCGCAATCGCTCTTGCCCCATGAGAACGGCCGGGAAAGCTCGGCCGTGATGAATTCATCAACCGTCATCAGTAATCCGGGTAGCGGAATGATTTGTAGACGAGGCTGGCCGTGAACTGGAAAAAGCGGTCGCCAGGCGAGCGGTTCTGCTGGTCGCGATCCGTGTAGCGGCCGAACGGCGGGCGCGAGCGGCCGAAGAAAGCATTCTCGGCCGTCAGCGTGATTGTCTGAACCGCGCCTTCAAGGTCGCGGACTTGGGTCCGGGAAATGCGGGGCGGCTGCATGTAGCCCCACCAGATCGGCGCCGGGACCCCGAACGGTTGCCAATCCTCGTTGAATAGCTGGATAAAAACAGTGACGGTCTGCTGATCGACCTCGGGCGTTTCATCAATCGCGACTTTCAGGAAATCGGCCGCCTGATTTGGCAGGCCGTTCAGCTGTAGCGTGATGGATTCAGACACCGCCGAGGTGGGCATGGAAAGGCCGTCCACGATGCCATAGCCATACATCGGGAGCCATTTCCTGCCGCCGGCCATAAGCTCGGTATTGCCATTCCAGACGCGAATCGTTTCCGATCGGAACGCCATCTCGACCAGCAAGTCGCAGCGCACGACGCTGCCGCTCATGGCCTCGATCTGGTCGGCACTGAAAAACGACGACATCAAACATCCTCGATGAAATTGACGGTGGGGAAGGACCAGCGGCCATAATCCAGCGGCAAGTCCATTTCGGCATCGGATGCAAGGCGCATCCGGCAGACCGGATCATCAAGCTCCACCCGCTGGCCGGCGACGGCGGCCTCGCGAGCCGGCGGCCGAAATGTCACCGCCGCGACAGTGGCCGATGTCCAAGTGACGGTGCGCAGCCGATAAAGCCGCTCGCCGAGCGAGAAGATTTGGCCGGGCTGCATCTTGGCGCCGGCCGCAACGACATTGAACGTCGCCGAGACCGCCCGCGATGCGACGGCCGAAAGAAGGCGCACGTCATTGACCGAGCCCTGATAGCCGGTGCCATCGGTAAAGCGGGTATTGTCGGAATGAGCTACCGGGTTCCACAGGCCGAGCGCCTCGGCGTTGGGCGGCTCGGGCTGATACCAGTGCGAAAGCGGGACGAGGATCGGCTGGATACGGCCCTCAAGCGTGGCGGCGATCGCCCGCCACGTCAGCACCGCATTGCCATTGACAACCGGGATGCCGCCGAAGGCGACTTTCCAGAGGCCGGCGTCGGACGCGACGACTTGCTGGACCCCGGACACGGCGGCCGGCGCGGCCATGGATCGCGGGGCGATATCGGCAACAATCTCGCGCGGCGGCAAGATATCGAGCGGCCATCGCAGCGTCATGATCACATGGCCCGCGATTGCGCGTTAGCGATCAGCTGCGGCATGCTGGACTTGACTTGCCGCACAGCCATTGCCGCGCCGGTCTGCGCCGCCTTGGACCCCATGTCGGTCACATAGGCGCGAATTCTGCCGTCATCATCGACGGTCACGCCGACCTGAACCGCGACCGGGGCACCGTGCCGCGTCTCCTGCCCCGGCTTGGTGACGCTGACGCGCTCATTCGGCGAGGCGCGGAAGGCAACAATCTGGCTATCAGCCCCGCCGGCCCCGCCGACTTTGAACGAGCCGCCATTGGCAAAGCCGAACAGACTGCCGATCAAGCCAAAGATTCCACCGCCACCGCCGCCGCCTACGGAGCGGAGGCCGGCCCATGGATCGCTCCCACCACCGCCGCCGCCGAACAGCGTTTGGAACGCTTGGTTCATCAGCATTTGCGCCAGCTGGCCGAGAAGGTCTTTCAGAACGTCCTTGAGCTTCTTGGAGCCGTCTATAAGGCCCTGGAACGCGCTGGTAAGCATCCCGGAAATCGTGCCGCCGATCTGCTGCACGCCATTGAAGGCGCCGGTTATCGCCCCGGCGGATTCTTGCGCGGCGGTGATCGCCATCGGCTGGCTGCCCATGATGCCGTTGGCGAGGCCCTGCATGATGAAGCCGCCGATCTCATGCATGACCCGCGACGGCGATTGAACCTGCAGCGGGTTCTTCACGAAATCGATGATGTTGTGGCCGATCGTCGCGAGGCCGCCTTTGACCTCATTCCATTTTGCCTGAATGCCGTTCCAGAGGCCGTCGATGATCTGGCCACCGATCGCGGCCATTTGGCCGGGGATCGCCTGAAAGGCGGCGACGATTTCGTGCCCGAACGCGGCGAGGCCGGCCTTGACCACCTCCCACCGCGCCTTAATGGCATTCCAGAGCCCGTCAATGATCTGCCCGCCGACCTCCGCCATGCGCGCGGGCAGCGCCATAAAGGCCGCAATGACCTCCTGCCCGAACGACTGCATTGCGGCGACAAGCTGGTTGCGCCTCTCGATGATGCGGTTCCACGCCGCCTCGAATTCCGCCCACGCTCCCGTCACCAGCGCAGTAATGTCCTGCCCGAGCTTTCCGATCGCCATCCCGAGTTCGGCGACGCCCGCGCCGAATTCCACCATCTTGACTGCGAAGTTGGCGATTGCCGGGGCGTTCTGGACGAGCCATTCGGAGAAGGCGACCATATGCGGCAGGAGTTGCGTCGCCACCCGCGCCGCGAGATTACCGACGACGCCCGTCAGCCGCGAGATATTGTCATTGAAGGCCTCGGCGTTGGCGCCCATTTCCTTCGTGAAAACCTGCCCGAAGGAGTCGGCCTCGGCCATCATCTGGCTCAAGGCCGCCGAGCCGCCATTCAGCAGCGGGATCATTTCGGCGCCGGATTTGCCAAGCAGCTTCATCGCCAGCGCGGTTTTTTCCGCGCCATCCGGCATGGCCGCGAATTTATCGGACAGCTGAATGAGCACGTCTTGCGACGACCGCATGGACCCGTCAGCGTTGGTCAACTCGATGCCGAGCTTCTGGAACGCCGCCGCGACCTCGCTGGTGGGTTTGGCCAGCGCGTCGGTCATATTGACGGAGAGCTTGCGAACCCCGGTGGCAAGCGTCTGCATCGAGACGCCGGACAGATCGGCGACATATTTCAGCCGCGAAAGCTCCTCGATCGGAATGCCGATCTTCTGAGCCATTTTCGACATGTCGTCGGCGGCGTCGATGGCTCCCTTTACCGAGACGCCGAAAGCGGCCAAGCCGGCGGCGGCAGCGGCGGCCCCAGCCATAAGCCCGGTCTTTGCCATCGAGCCGAAGCGCGATAGCCCGGATTGCGCCTTTTTCAATCCATCCTGAAACGCGGCGCTATCGAGTCCGAGATTAACCCGGAGGGCGCCGATGACCGCTGATGTCATGATTTTTCCTCTGCCTTGAGGCGAGCCACGTGCGCGCCACCGCCTCGATTTCCTCGGGCGACATGCGACGCTTGCCGGGGGCGCCGTGGAGAAGCGTTTTCAATTTCGGGAGTCGCGTCTGGCGGGCGAGCGCCTCGATATGCCACGCCAGCCACGCCCGCTCGTTATGCTGGCGTGTGAGGCGATTGGCGCAGCCCTCAAGGATGATGGTGATTTCCCGGACGGTAAGCCGCCAGAACTGTGCGGGGTCCTGACCGCTTTCGATCCATGTTCGCAACAGATCGACCGGATTCAGGCCGCCCGCCCCGGTTTGCGCGCCGGGGCTTTCCGAGGGTTTGCGTTGTCCGCCGCCTCCGGGAACGCAAGCTGAAAGGCGCGGCCAATCGCCTCCATAACCGCCGGCATGCCGGCCTCGCTGGCGATGGCGCCCGCCTCTTTCAGATCGACTTCCTCATGATAGTCGCGCAGCGCCGCCCAGATCAGCGCGCGGACGGTCGTCATGCGGATGTCCTCGGGCTTGTTGAGGGTGGCGGCGATCTGCGGGACCGGCTGGCCGAGAAGCTCCTCAAGCTCGCAAATCGCGTTGATCGAGAACGATAGGGTATAGGCCCGGTCGCCGACGTTGAACGCGACGGAACCACGGTGTGGATTTGCCATGATCAGGGTGCCTCATCCCAAGTTTCGGCCCCGGATACCGCCACGGTCACGGTCGCGGTCATCTTGTCATCGACCGGGATTTCTTTCTCGTAGCCGGTGATGACCGCGTTATAGGTGACGCGGTGGCCATTCGGGAAAGTGATGCGGTGCTGGACCGAGGCGCCGCTATCGAG